GCGGTTGACCCGCTGGACGGCCTGCGCCAGCTCGGGGGACACCTTGTCCGGCGTGATGGCGGACAGGATCTCGTCGAGCTCGCGCTGCTGCCGCAGCTGGTCCGCGTGCCACTCGCCGCGCTGCTTGGTGACCTCACCGCGCTGCGCCTCGATGGCCTCGGCGTCCCGGTACGCATCCTTTAGCTGGCCCAGCGTGACCGGTTCGGCCCCGTCAGCCAGCGGGATACGGACTTCGTACAGCTTGGCGGGGTCCACGCCGAGACGTTCGGCAAGGCCCGCCACGTCGAGCGGCGTCTCGGCCGCTGGTTCAGGCTCGGCACCCGTCTCCGGGGCCTCGGGGGGCTGTTCGGCGGGGGCCTGGGCCGCACCGGACAGGATGTCCTCTACCTGCTGCTCCTTTGACCGGTGAGCCGGTGGCGTCTCCGCCTCAAGCAGCGCGGCGTCTGGACTCGCCGCCATTTCTACGCCGGGGTTAGCCATCGGTCAACCCCCGCAGCTGCGCCTTGAACCGCTGGCCCACGTCCTCGGCGGCCTTGACCCGGGCGTGGACGGCCATGGGGTCCGACCGCAGGGCCATGAATTGGCCGAATTGCTGCTGACGCACCTGTTCGACGGCCTCATCGACCATCGCCGTTAGCGCCGCCACTATCGGCCCGGGCAGCCGCATCACGGGCGGACTGCTGGGCAGCGATGAGGTCGGTGGTGACGGAGGCGGTGAGCTTGGCTTCTTCGATCTCGGCATTGAGTGCCATCTCCCGGTAGGACTTCGCCATTTCCTGATCGTGCTTGTACTTGTCGAGCTGCAGTTTCTGCTGCTCCAGCTGGAGTTTGGCCTGCTCCATCTGCAGCTGCACCTGGGTCAGCTGCAGCTGCATGGCCTGCATCTGCTGGCCCTGCTGGCCCTTTTCGGCGGCGACTTGCTGGGCGGCCTGCCCGGCGGGGTCGACAAAGTAGGACTGCGCGTTGTCCAGCTCGAGGGCGCCGGCCAGGTCCAGCAGGCTGTTGTACAGGCTGGGCAGGTCCACGAGCACGCCGTCCATGCCCGCTTGCAGCATGGTCATCTGTGCCGTCACCACGGCCTGCATGCCGGCGGCCTTGCGGGCCTTCTCGCCCGGGGACAGCCCGTGCTTGATGTTCACCCGGCTGCGCTGGCGGAACTGGCTGGGGTCGGCCGTCACCCATTGGTCGGCGAGGCGCAGCGACATGGGCTGGCCGTACTGCTCGGCGAGGGTGCGGTGCACCAGCAGGAACAGCGACCGCAGCAGCGTCTCGGCCAGGTTGCGGGCGACGAAGGCCGCCATCTGCTCTTGCACGGACACGATGCGGTCGACGCCCATGCTGCCGACCTGCGCGCCCACGAGCTGCGACTCGGCGTTGGCCATCTGCAGGGCTGCGCCGCCCCGGTCCGCCCGCACCTGGTCGAAGTAGGCCAGGAACGTGGCCGAGCTGGCGCCGCTGTCGATGGCCGGGATGGGCAGGATGGACTCGCCCACCGGGGCCGTGCCCTCCACGCGCACCACGCCCGACGGCCGGCCGTTCAGCAGGTCTTCGGCCATCACGTTGTCGTTGATGGCGGTCCGCGGCAGGTTGCCGGCCATGAGGTTGGCGACCCATTGCCGCAGCGCCATGGTCTTGGCGTCCTGCACGGTCTTGAGCCGGTCGAACAGGGACAGGCCCCAGAATCCGTGGGCCTCGGGGAACGGCGTGCCGGCGGCGTAGGGGATGAAGGCCGCGGGCTCCTCCTCCAGAATCACCGTGCCGCCCAGCAGGGTGTACGTCAGCTCGCCGTCCTTCCGGTCATAGACCCGCCAGCAGTAGACCTGCTCGGCCTGCCAGGTGGTGGTGTCCGTGGGCGCCTCGCCCTCGCGCTGGCGCATGCCGATGGTCTGCGCCTGGTAGCCGTCCTCGGTAGGGATCGACTTCACCGTGTCCTCGGCGTAGCCCAGGGCCACCAGCTCGCCGCGGGTGACCGGCCAGCGTTCGGCGACAAGAGGCGCGTCCTCCAGCAGCACGCTGTCATGGTCGGGATCGACGACGAAGTTAAGCGGGTCCACGGCCGCCATGCGCAGCCGGCGGACGGTGCGGCGGGCGGTCAGGGTGGTGTATCCCTCGTCGTCCGTCTCCACGTCCACGTCGTCGCCCGTCTCCCCCTGCAGCATGCGCTGGGCCTCGGGCCGGCCGCGGGTGTCCATGCGGCGGGTGGCGACCTGCTCTTCGTCCTCGCACCACACCTTCACGATGCCGTTTTTCAGCAGCAGGCTGTCTTTGATGGCGGCGCCGATGACGACGTAGCCCCGGCCCTCCTCCATCATCGTGCGGTTGACCGCGTCCGACTCCAGCCGCGCCTGGTTATCGTCGTCGGGGCCGTCGGGGTCGAAGCTACAGACCTGGTCACCGCAGAAGCTGGGCATGAGCTGCGCCTGCACCGCGTGGACCATGTCGGCCACGTCCGTGGACTGCAGCGCCGGCTGCCCGGCGAGCTCGTCGCCGCGGGGGCGGCCGAGGTAGTAGGTCAGGGCGGCCCGCCACATGTCCGGGTCCGGGCCGTGGTCGATGGCCCGGGTGATGCGGTCGCGGAGGATGCTGGCGCGGTCGCGGTCCGTCATGTCAGGAGCCTATCGAGGGCCGAGTAATCCAGGGCCTTCCGGGGCCGGCCCAGCAGCCCCGCGTGCCACGTCACGGCGAAGTATCGCACGCTGTCCGCCGCGTGGCTGGTGAAGTCATGCCGCGGCTTGAGCTGGTACACCTGGCGGTTCTCGACGTACTCGGCCCGGTACTGGCGCAGGTACTCAAGGCCCTCGCCACACCCCTCCTGGTCCCAGTAGACCTGGGGCAGCACGGTCCGCACGGCCTCGATGCCGTCGCGGATGGGCAGGTTCGGGGCCTGGACTACCTTGGCGCCCAGCTCGGCAAGGATGCCCGCCCGGGTGCGGCCGTTGGACAGGTCGTGGTGCTCGGCGTCGTGCGGCAGGATCACGGCGCCGATGTTCCACGTCGGGTGCTGGGCGCGAATGTCCGACCAGACGCGGGGGAGGGCAACGTTCTGCCACTCCTCCCACCACAGCGCCCGCAGCTCGCGGCCCACCAGCTGCCAGGCCCAGACGCTGGTGGCGTCGGAGTAGCCCAGGTCCATGCTTAGGATGACCGGTGCCGCGGGGTCATGCGGGACACGGGCCACGCGCCCGGCCGCCACCGCCTCGGCCACCTCGGTGGCGAAGTACGCACCCTCGGTGGCGGCATCCCAGCTGCACAGCAGCTCCTGCTCGTATTTGGCCGGGCTCATCTCCCGGCGCATGGCGGCCAGCTCCTGGGCAGGCAGGGCGCCCGTCTCCTCGGCGGTGTAGCGGCCGGTCACCCAGCCCGGCAGCTTCTGGCCGTCCTGCCACAGCCGCCAGAACAGCCCGACCCGCCCTCGCGGGGTGCCGATGATGAGCGCCCGCCCCTCGCCGGTGTCGGCCAGCGCCGGCCGCACCACCGCTTCCCAGGCGTAGGGCGCAATGTCGGCCACCTCGTCCAGCACCGCGGCGATGATGCCCATGCCGCGGATGCTGTCGCCGTTGTCGCGGTCGGTGCCCAGCAGGTAGATGCGCGTGCCGTTGGGCAGCGTCAGCTTGAGTTCGGACCGGTTAACCTCGGTGCCGGGCGGGGCGTTCCGCACCAGCAGCTCCATGGCGATGCGCTTGGCCTGGTCGCGCTGCGGGGCGATGTAGGCACAGACGCTGTCGCGATGCTCGAGGCCCTGCTGCAGCAGCCACAGACAGGCCAACACGGTTTTGCCCGCCCGGCGGTGCACCAGCAGCACGGTAAACCGGTGCCGCTCGAGCTTGCCCGCGGCGTCGCGCTGCCAGCCCCGCAGCAGCGGCGCGGCGTTGATGACGGCTATTTCAGCTGCAGCCGCCATTCGACCGCCACCGCCCCGGAGTGTTCGATAGCTTTCTGATCGGGCAGCACTTTGTTCAGCAGACCGAGGGCGGCCCGCACCTGGCTGCTGTCCATGATGCGTTCGCCCGCGATGTGGTCGTTCAGGGCGCGAATCAGCACGCCGGCCTGAATGGCGTCCTTTGCCTGCTCGGCCTGCCGCTGGGTCAGCCGCCGGGCCATCAGGCCTCCAAGACCGCCGTGTACTCGCGGGTCTCGATGTAGATGGTCTGGTCCGGCTGCTGCGCCTTGAGCTTGGCCGCGTGAGTGATGGCCTCGCCCATGGTGGCGAAGGTGCCGTCCACCTCGGGGCCGTACAGCCCGCGGTAGACGAAGTGGATGGTCTGCACGGTCCTCACGTCCAGCATTTTCGGTGGTCCTTTGGGTGTAGGCCGATGGTCGGCGTGAACGGGTAGGGCTTGCCAGAGAACAGCGTCTGCACGCTGGCGAACGGGGCGGCGGCTGTCCAGCGCAGGCCTGTCTGGCGGTCGGTCAGGCACAGCCAGATCCAACGCTCGGCAGGGTCGCGGTCGATGCCCGGCGGCCCGTCGATGCGTGCGAAGGCCGTGTCACGAGCGTCCAGCCACCGCGGCAGCCGGGTGTTGGCCTGGGCCTCGCGGATCACCGGCAGGTAGGCCTGGAACAGCGCCTGCCACGCTATGTCCTGCCCTTGTACTGGATATGACAGTATTAGACAGCACATACCTAGGCTACTCATCAGCGCCCGCCCGAAGCGTGCTTTCGCTCCTCGCCGCCCGCCGCTCCTCGCCGGCCGACTCGATCCCTGGCACGTCGGAGGTGTCAGAGACACCCCGGCCGGACGTTCTTGCTCGCGGATCACTCCGCTACCCCCAATCTTGAGTCTTGGTCCTTTCGGCCGACTCCGGGGGGTAGTAGGGGGTTATCCACAACCGACTGTCAAGGGTCATCCGACGAACGGTCGTTTTCGGGGGATGGGCGGTCGAATCACCGTGCTAGAGTCGCCCCGCGGCTTTCTCCCCCGAGGCCGCTCCGCACTCCTCCAAGCGCGGCTGCCCGGGCGGTGACCTTCCCCCACCGCCCGGGCTTTTTCGTCAACCCCCAGCCGACGAACGGTAGCAGCCAGCCGACGAACGGTAGTTCCCGGCTTTGCGTGTTTGCGCTAACGTGCAAACCATGACGCAGCTCGACACCCTCCGCGACCTGGCCGCCGAAGTGCACCGCTTGTGCCCGCCGCATGACGTGGCCGCGGAGCTGCTCGCCCTCATCGACCTGTACCGCGAGGAGATCACCGACCACGGACCGATGGACCCGACCGACCTGACCCTGCTTCAGCACCGCATCACCGTCTCACTCATCCCCTACGAGCCCCAGGAGGGCTGACCCATGGACCTGAACGCGCTCAACAACTCCAAGTTCTTGGCCAAAGGCGACGTTGGCGAGGGCGGCCGCGCCCTGACCGTCGCTGGCTTCGCCTTCGAAACCCTCAAGGACGGCGAGCCGCCGAAGTTGACCATCAAGTTCCTGGAGGGCGGGAAGCCGCTGGTCTGCAACAAGACCAACCGCAACCGGCTCATGGCCGCCCTGGGCACCAGCAACACCGACGACATGATCGGCCGGAAGATCGAGGTCTACTTCGATCCCATGGTCGAGTACGGCGGCCAGTTGGTCGGCGGGCTGCGCATCCGGCCCCACCAGAGCCCCGCACAGCCCGCGAGGGCGCCGATCAACCCCGCCACCGGGCTGCCCTACACCCCGGCGGCGATGGCGGCCCGGCAGGCCGTGGCGGGCGGGCCCGGGCCGGAGCGGGGCGACGAGCCGCCCCCGGCGCCGCCCTTCGACGACAACATCCCGTTCTAGGGGGCAGCCATGGACATCAAGATCGAGAAAAGCGTGCCCGTGCCCGAGAACCCCCGCCGCAAGTACCCGTGGAAGGAGCTGAAGGTCGGCGATTCCTTCGTGGCGCCCCTGGCGACGCAGTCAGGCGCTAGCGGAGCAGCCAGACGGCTCGGCATCGTCCTGGTCACGCGCCGGATCGACGCCGACCACGTCCGCATCTGGCGGCGGGCATAGGGAGCAGCCATGGATCTGAAAGAAACGCCGTCCCTCATCAAGCGGCTGCTGGCGGCGGGGGCTACGGTCCCCGCCGACCGGCTGGGCCGCGACTTCATGCGCGTGCATTGCCCGCAATGCGATGCCCGCCTGTACCAGACCTACCAGCCCGAGTCGGTGCTGTTCGAATTCGTCATCGACCCGGCCGGGGAGGCGGCGGCCCGCAAGCACGCTTGCCGCTGGGCCGTCCCGCCGGGCGCCATCGACCTGACCGGACCCAGCCAGGACAGCCGGCCGGCGGCGCTGCCCGACCTGTTCGCGCCGACCCGGGAGGAGCTGGACGCGCCCAGCAACCGGGCCGCGGGGCCGCTGCCATGAGCAACCCCTGCGGCAAGTGCAAGCGGAAGCCGGCGTTCTGGCACCCGCAAACCCTGACCTACCTGTGCGGTGGCTGCATCGATGCCTACCGGAAGGCCTTTCACCGCGAGCTGCGCGAGGACCTGCGCGACCGCGAAGCGCGGCTTTCCGGGCCGGCGGTGGCGGTGTACTGGCTGGGCATCGTCGCCGCCAGCGCGCTGCTGTGGGCGGTGTTCGTGTTCGCCCTGGGGGTGACGCCATGACCACCGCAACCGAGATTGCCCCTGGAAGCCTGACGTACATGGATTTTCACAGCGAACGGTGCGCTCTTGTGCCCGAGTCCACCCTTGCCGAATGGCAGGCCGAGCGCGACGCCCTGCGCGCCGAGGTCGAGCGGCTGCGGGCAGCCCTTGCGGCGGCGCCGGAGCCGGCGCGGATGGCGGGTCTGCACCCGCTGGCCGGCGACCCCTACGACGAGGAATACGACTGGTGGTATCGCACCGAACGCTGGGGGCGCTGTATGACGCTGCAC